TAGCTGATATTTTACCAGATGATATTTTAGATCCAATTGGAAATGAAATGGTTCAAAACTACATGGACTACAAATCATCTAGAAAAGAATGGGAGAGCACTTACACAACAGGATTAGATTTACTAGGTTTCAAATACGAAAACAGAACTGAACCGTTTCAAGGAGCTTCAGGTGCAACACACCCAGTTCTTGCAGAAGCTGTAACTCAGTTCCAAGCTCAAGCGTATAAAGAATTATTACCAAGTGATGGACCAGTTAGAACACAAGTTATAGGAATTAAAAATCCACAAACTGAACAGCAATCACAACGTGTTAAAGATTACATGAATTATTTAATCATGGACACGATGAAAGAATATGAATCTGAATTTGATTCTATGTTATTTCATTTACCACTAGCTGGATCTACATTTAAAAAAGTTTACTACGACGTACCACTTGGAAGAGTGGTATCGAAGTTTGTACCAGCGGATGAATTAATTGTACCGTATACAGCAACCTCATTAGATGATGCGGAAGCAGTTATTCATACCGTGAAAATTTCAGAGAATGAATTAAGAAAACAACAAGTATCAGGTTTTTACAGAGACGTAGAATTAAGTCCTCCAGGCACAGAGACTAATGGAGAACTAACTAAAAAAGAACGTGAGCTAGAAGGAACTAAGAAGACAGGTAAGAACGAACCTGTATATACTTTGTTAGAGTGTCACGTTAATTTAGACCTAGAAGGTTTTGAAGATGTTGGAGCAGATGGAGAACCAACAGGAATAAAATTACCTTACCTCGTTACAGTCGAAGAAGGTAGTAGAGAAGTTTTGTCTATTAGACGAAACTATGCGCCCGATGATCTAAAGAAAAGTAAAATCCAATATTTTGTCCACTTCAAGTTTCTGCCAGGACTAGGATTTTATGGCTTTGGACTCATTCATATGATTGGCGGATTGAGCAGAACGGCAACGACTGCTCTCCGTCAATTATTAGATGCTGGAACTTTAGCTAACTTACCTGCTGGATTTAAACAGCGTGGAGTTAGAGTTAGAGATGAAGCGTCACCAATACAACCAGGTGAATTTAAAGATGTAGATGCACCAGGTGGAAATTTAAGAGATGCATTCTTTCCATTACCATACAAAGAACCAAGTCCTACATTACTACAGTTACTGGGAGTAGTTGTACAAGCAGGTCAAAGGTTCGCGGCTATTGCTGATATGCAAGTGGGAGATGGTAATCAAGGTGCTGCAGTAGGAACGACAGTTGCACTTCTTGAACGTGGTTCACGTGTTATGTCTGCGATTCACAAAAGATGTTATGCAGCGATGAAACAAGAATTTAAATTATTAGGTAAAATAGTTGCACAATATTTACCACCAGAATATCCTTACGATGTTGTAGGTGGTGCAAGAAATATTAAACAAACTGATTTTGATGATAGAGTAGATGTAGTACCGGTTGCTGACCCTAATATATTTTCAATGTCTCAGAGAATTACACTTGCTCAAACGCAATTACAAATTGCAACAAGCAATCCACAGATGCACAACATGTATCAAATTTATAGAAACATGTATAATGCGATTGGTGTAAAAGATGTAGATGCAGTTCTACCTCCACCAGCGCCAAGTGCACCTAAAGATCCAAGTTTAGAACACATTGATGCAATGGGTGGTAAACCTTTCCAAGCTTTTCCTGGTCAAGATCACAGAGCACACATCACAGCTCACTTAAACTTTATGTCTGTTAACATGGTAAGAAATAATCCACCTGTTATGGCTGCAATACAAAAAAATATACTAGAACACATTTCAATTATGGCTCAAGAACAAGTTCAAATGGAGTTCAGAGAGCAAATGATGCAGATGCAACAAATGCAACAGATGGCTGCAATGGATCCACAGGTTCAACAACAGTTACAAATGCTTACAAATCAAGTTGAATCAAGAAAAGCTATCTTGATTGCTGAAATGACTGAAGAATTTATGAAAGAAGAGAATGAAATTACTTCACAATTTGATAATGACCCACTATTAAAGTTAAAATCACGTGAAGTTGACCTAAGAGCAATGGAAAATGATAGAAAAAGAGAAGCTGATGCAACAAAAGCTGATTTTGATAGAGCAAAATTGATGCAAGCAAGAGATTTAGCTGAAGATAAGATGGATCAGAACGAAGAATTAGCAGAATTACGTGCTGGAGTAAGTCTTGCAAAAAAAAATAATACTAATATAAACTAGTAAAGGTAAAAACTATGATGAACTATAAAAAAGCAAAACAAATGGCAGTTCCAAGTCAAAATGTAGAGATAGATCCAAGATCTAAAACTACAGCTGACAATGCTTTCAACTATATTCCTACTGGAGACAAGGAAAAAGTTGGTGGGCAAAAAAGAATGCTAGCTGAAAAGAAAAAACCGGCTACTTGGTACTAACATGTGGTTATCGGCAATTAAATTAGCCGTTTCTGCTGGAAGTAAAATATATGCTAACAAGCAGAAGACTAAAATGGCTATGTCAGAGGCACAGTTGATGCATGCATCTCGTATGGCCGAAGGTAAGGAAGCTTACCAAGGTAAATTATTAGAAGCTAGACAATCGGACTGGAAGGACGAGGCGGTTTTGATAATTTTGTCGGCGCCAATTGTAATTTTGGCGTGGGCAGTTGTAAGTGAGGACCCAACAGCGATGGACAAGGTGAAATTGTTCTTTGATATGTTCTCTACGCTCCCGACTTGGTTCACAAATCTTTGGATACTTGTCGTGGCGAGTATTTATGGTATAAAAGGTACACAGATTTTTAAAAATCACGGAGGAAAAAAATAATGAGAAAATATTATAGTAATGGAACTAAACTAACTAAAGCACAACAAACTTTACCAGATGCATTAAAGAAAAAAATTTTAATGGCTAAGGGTAAAAAGAAAAAGAAGCCAGGTGAAAAATCACCTATGGGTAAAATGGTAAGAACGTAATGGCAAAAGCAAAAGGTTTATACGCAAACATCGCAGCTAAAAGAAAAAGAATCAAAGCTGGTAGTGGTGAAAAAATGAGAAGACCAGGTGCTAAAGGTGCACCTACTGCAGCTAACTTTAAACGAGCAGCAAAAACAGCTAAGAAACCATCTAGAAAAAGAAAGTAATGACTATCAGAAAGACCACTAAAGGTCCTGGTGCTAATTATAGAAAAACAAAATCAGGTGCTGGAATGACAGCTAAAGGTGTTAAAGCCTATAGAGCTGCTAACCCTGGATCAAAATTAAAAACAGCCGTAACAGGTAAAGTAGGTAAAGTTAAAAAAGGTTCAGCTGCTGCAAAACGTAGAAAATCATATTGTGCAAGATCAGCTGGACAACTTAGAAACTCATCAGCTAAAACTAGAAACGATCCTAATTCAAGAATAAGACAAGCAAGAAGACGTTGGAAATGCTAGACAGTTTTATTTACAGATTTTGTGGTTGGATAGATGATAGTATTGCTAAAATAGAAACATATGCTATTAAGCTTGTTGAATGGTGTTGGCATTCAAGAGTTAATTTATTAAATAAAAAAAGGAGAAAGAAACATGCAACAAGAAGAAACAATAATAATACATAAACTACAAAAACATCTAAAACAATCGTATGAAGATATTGCAGACACCATGATAGGTGGTGGTATTGACAATATGGAAAAATACAAGTATATGATGGGACAGGCACATGCCTATTTAAAAATATCTCAGGAAATCTCTAACCTGCTAGAACCAAAGGAGCAAAAAAATGATACTGAAAGAGAAAACGTCATCGACTTCGGAAGAACCGAAAGTTAAATCGGCACTATTAAATAAATACGAAGAAGATTCAAAAAAAGAAGAAGATAGTTACGAACGTCTAAAAACAAAAGAATCAAATAAATTACCTAAACCGACTGGATGGAGATTAGTTGTTCTTCCTTTTAAAATGAAGGAGAAAACTAAAGGTGGATTAATCATTGGACAAGATACTTTAGAAAAACAACAAGTAGGATCTACTTGTGGTTTAGTTCTTGCAATGGGACCACATTGTTATGACAAAGATAAATTTCCTGAAGGACCTTGGTGTAAAAAAGGTGATTGGGTTATCTTTGCAAGATATGCCGGTTCAAGAATGAACATAGATGGTGGGGAAATAAGAATGCTAAATGACGATGAAGTTTTAGCAACCATTGAAGACCCTGAAGATATACTTCATCAATTTTAATCATAGAAGGAGATAAACTATGCCAATAGACAATAAAGTCGATATAGATACATCTGGTCCAGAAATGGATGTTGATATTCCTGAAGAAAATAATTCAGCAGAAATTGAACAACCAGAAGTAAAAGAAGAACCAACAGTAAGACCTGTTGTAGAAGAAAAAGAAGCTGAAGATAAAACTTACGAAAATGAACGTGAAGTTAAGTTAGAAGAAAAGAAAGAAGATCCTACAAAGGACGATAAAGAACAAGAATTAGAAAAATACTCTGATGGAGTACAAAGAAGAATAGCTAAACTAACTCATAAATGGAGAGAAGCTGAGAGACAAAAAGATGAAGCGTTAACTTATGCTCAATCACAAATAAAAGCAAAAGAAGCTGCTGAAGCAAAAATCTCAAAGTTTGAACCTGAGTTTTTTAAAAATGCTGAAGAGAGTGTTGTAAATGGTCTTCAAGCTGCTAAAGCAAAACTTGCTGCTGCTAGAGAAGCAGGAGATATTAATGCTGAAGTAGAAGCTCAAACTGCAATTTCTGAGTTAAGTTATAAAAATGCTAAACTTAAAGAAACTATAGTTGCTCAAGAACAGTATAAAGCTAGGAAAGCTGAAGAAGTTAAAACTCCAAATATAAACTTAAATAGACAACAAGCAGCACAAGGAACACCAGATCCTAAGGCTGAAACATGGGCATCTAGAAATGCTTGGTTTGGTCAAGATAATGCTATGACTTATACTGCTTTTGATCTACATAAGAAACTTACAGAGCAAGAGGGTTACGATCCTCAATCTGATGAGTATTATTCGGAAATAGATAAAAGAATAAGACTTGAATTCCCCCACAAATTTGATACAAATACATCAGATAAAGGGGAAACGACCAAACCCGTACAAACAGTAGCTAGTGCGAAGCGAAGTACAAATACTGGTCGCAAGACTGTGAGACTCACATCATCACAGGTAGCAATCGCTAAAAAATTAGGTGTGCCACTAGAAGAATATGCGAAACAATTAAAAATCACGAAGGAGGCATAAGCATATGGAAAATAATAATGAAAAAAGAGCATCCCGTGCGAGTCAGACAAGAGAAAAAGAAGCTAAGAAAAAAGTTTGGACTCCACCTTCATCTTTAGATGCACCCCCTGCACCAACAGGTTTTAAACACAGATGGATCAGAGTAGAATCTATGGGATTCCAAGACACTAAAAATGTTGCTGGAAGAATTAGATCCGGATACGAGCTTGTAAGAGCTGATGAATATCCAGACTCAGACTTTCCAATTGTGGATGATGGAAAATACAAAGGGGTAATCGGAGTAGGAGGCCTAGTGCTGGCTAGGGTACCGGAAGAGATTGCAGAACAACGAACTGACTAT